CTAAATTCATCAAAAATGGGTAAGCCGAATTTACTTTTTCTTGTGTCAAAGGTATTTACGTTTACATCTACCTGCTCTTTTGCTATTTCAGTTTCATTAACTCTATAAAATTTAGGTTTAATAAAAGCTAATCCTGCACCTTTTAAAATAAGTTCAGCTTGTCCTTTTGGATTAGGTAATTTTGGTAATATAAAATTTTGTTTTGCCATTTTATATATTATTGATTTCTGCTAACAAATTTAACAAAGAATCAGCTACATCTTGTGGTTTTGGATGCTCTTCTTGTAATGAAATAGTTAATTTTGGTATTAGACAATCTATTGTTATTTCCATTTTATTTTTATTTTTATTTTATGCCATTGCTGTTAAATTAGCATCGTTAACAGCTTCTAATAAAGCCTTTGATACCATTTCTTTAATCTTTGCAGTTCCTTCTGTTAAGTTAGTAGTTTGCACATTTAAACTTTCTACTAATTTAGTAATATTAATTGTTAAACTTTGTGGTCTTTGTCCTGTTACTTCTGTTCCTGTTCCTAATGATTTAGTAGTTGAAGCACCTCCTGCACCATCCACCCCACTAGCTCCCAAAGTTGAGCTTCCACCGCCTAAACTTTCTAAAGCTGCACCCCTACCTCCGAGTACACTCATTCTTTTTTGATAAATTCTTTTTTCAGCATCAGTTATTGGATTTTGTCTTTTTAAATCCTCTAAATCAGATTTTAACATTTGCTTAGAAACACTTATTGCTTTTTCGGTAGCTTTTTCTTTTGACATACCAAGCTTTTCATACTTACTAGCTAAATTCTCTACTGCCTTAGATTCATCATTAAAGCCTTGTTGCTGATTTTTTTGTAAACTTTCATTATGCAATTCTTGAACTGTTTTATACTGACTTATCAATACTGCTAAAATAGCTACTAAAGCTGTTATAGCTACAATTACCGCACCAATAGGATTAGCATTCATAGCGACATTTAAAGCCCATTGTGCCGCAGTAGCAATTCCTAGCCCCTCAGCTCGTGCCATTTCCCAAGCCGTTGCCAACGTTGTAGCTATCGTATAGGCTTTTGTTGCTACTGTTGCTATAACTATTCTAGCTGCCCATAATTTATATGCAGCTATAACTGGAATTAATACTTTTAATAAAAAAGTTATACCACTTATATTATCTTTAATATAATTCATTAAACTAGAAAGTCCCGACACAATAGAATTTATAGCGGGTTTTGCATTATTAAAAATAGCATCTTGCATAACCATAAATGAATCCTTTAAGTTACTTATACGCCCCGCTGTTGTATTAGAAGCATTTGCTAAAGCTCCGAAATATGCGCCACCTTTTTGACTTGCTAATTCTAAAGCCCCTGTTATTTGTTCGTAATTCCCTTTTTGCTCCTTTAATGATATATTATTTTTTTTGTAATAAACGTCTAATATTTTATAAATATTTATACCAGCCATACCAAACTGCTTAATATCTGTTGATGTTGCTTGACCTGTATTTTTAATTTGCTGTAAATTGAATACCATTCTTTGCAAAGCATCTTCAGTTCCACCTGTTGCTGATATTGCGTTTGCTAAAGCGTTAAAATCTTTTTTAGCCTGATTAGCAGAAATACCCGTACTAATTAATGCAGCGTTTCCTTTCAGTAACGTATCAAACCCAAATGGACTTCTAGTAGATTCGTCTTGTAAATCCTGAAAAACAGATTTTGCAGCCAATGAACTTTTTAATAAAGTTTTCAATTGAACTTCTGCTAATTCAAATGAGCTTCCAACTTCAATGACACTCTTGGCAAAACTAGTTATTCCAATACCAGCAGCTAAACCTGCAAGTTTAGATTTTAAACCACTCATTTTGTCATCGAGTTTACTTGTATTAGATGCTGCTTCCTGCATCTTTTTACTAAATAAATCTTTAAGACTTAGTGTGTATTCTAAATTGTTATTAGCCATTTTCTTTTTTTATTCTTACTCCATTGTATTCTAAACAATAATCTAATTCAGCTACTCTTTTGCACCATTCCGAATCACTTAATTTATCAGGGTTTTCATGAAAATAAAAGCGGATGAGTGCATTATTTTTTAATATCTCATCCGCCTCTATATTTTCTTTGTGATAGTCTAGTTTTTTTTTAAAATAGCTAATCTTTTTTGCAAAAACTCAACAATTGCAATTTCACAACTCATTAATGCTTCTTCATCATTTAATACTGTATTCAAATCATCACCACCGATATAACAATTCTTTAAACAAGCTTCTACGGCTTTTAATGGGTCGTTACCTTGTGCTAATTTACCTACTACGGCATGAGTTGCTCTATCTGCTCTTTTTAAAAAAAGTGTCGCAAATTTAGTTCCTTCATCATCTAATGGAGCTTGAATTGTCGACACATTTTTGTGTAGTTGTTTTAATTTTTCTAATTCTAAATTTAATTCAATTTCTGTTTTCATATTTGAGTTTTTAAGGTACTACAAATATAATAAAAATTTACTATAAATATTGAATGTGTGAAATAATTAATTCTAATTCTACTGGAATTGAAGTATCTCCGCTTGATGAAGCTCTTTTGTTATTCATAAAACGTACATTTTTTAAAACGTGTTTACGAGTTGTTAAAGCAGCATCTACATACATAACTACTATGTCAAATTCAGGAATATCTTGTATGCGACCTAATGGTGCTACGCTTTGGATATTCTCTAACTCTTCCATTAAAATAGTCATTTTTGCAGTAGGCTCAATTTTACCATATCCACGAGATACTGGAAAACGTCCAGCCCCGTAAATATTTTCCATTCCTTGCTTTTCTTCGTATTCAATATTAGTGATACCGATAATTGGTAAACCTAAAACGTTTACAATTATATCTGCCCACTCGTATGATTTTCCGTTAATTAACGGTACTATTGGATATGCCATGTCTTAATATATTTTAAATTGTTAATGCAAAACCAATATTTACAGTAATTGTATCTGCTACACCTACTGGTACTAATTTTACAGCTATTGTTAATTCATTATCAGTTAATACATCTTGTGATGGATCAATAGTTACGCTAAAAGCAGATAATTCAAAATCTCTTTGCATTACTTCTAAACTTCTATCACAAAGTGAATTAAAGAAACCTATTGTATCTTCAGATAAAGTACCATCTGCATTAACTACTAATGGACTAGCTAAACTAGGTAATAAAGCAGCTCTTAAACCTCTAATAGCTTTATCAATTACTCTATTGTTATATACATAAGTATAATCAGAAGTTAAAGCAATACAAGTATTTGGTTTTGTAAAATAAGAACCAGTTAATCCTACATATTTTTTAATGTAGTTATAACCATAGTTTTCTAAATTTACAATACTTCCATCTGATAAAGATGTGTATAAAGTTCCGTTAGCAAATGCTAAAACATCATATTCAGCAGCAGCTACATTGAATTTAGCTACCCATGCAATGCTTTCGTTTACTTTTGCTAAGGAGATAGCACCTAATTCGGTACCCATACTTCCAATACTTTTGCCAGTTGCTTTAAATAATGTAAAACCATCACTATCTCCATCTTGACCGATTGAAACACTTACGTTTTTGTTACTTAATAATTTTAAGTTTGCTAAAGTTGTTAAGTCAGCAGTACCGCTAATTTCAGCCTGATAAACAACAGATGAAATAGTTTTATGGTTACTTTCTAAAGCATCTAAAATAGCCTGTAAAGTATTTGTTTGGCTTGTTGCAAATGCAGTAGTTTTTTGGTAAATACCTAATTGCTTAATTTCACCTTGTGCAAAGTTTTGCATTAAAGTTACACTTGCAAATGTTGTAGCATCTGCTGTAGCGTAAACACCAACATACAATTTACCTTTAGGTTGTATTCTGAAAAATTCAGATATATGATAGTGCATAATATCTAATTCAGAAGCTACACCTGCAACTACATTTTGTGTTAATGTACTAGCATAAGCACCTACTACTGTTTTTACATAAGGAGTTCCACTATTTAAAAACACACCTTGATTTTTTGGAGCTGTAATGGTTACTGTTGCTGTATTAGCAACTGCACTAAATCCATGTGTTGGAGTTCCTAAATTAATTTCTGCTGCTATTCTAGTTGCACTTGTTGAAGTTGAAACCGCATCTGCTGTAACTGCTGTAAAATTACATAAAGTAACCGTACCATTAGCAGATTTAGATGGAGTTGGATTTGTACTATCAATAATAGCACAAGTTAATTCGTAAGTATCTCCTACCGTAAATTTAGTTGTACATAAATCTGTTGCTGTACTAGCTGTTGCATCAGATGAATCATCTAATATCCCTAGATTTTCAGCATCTTCAACAGAATAAATTACTTTAATTCTATCAGATGCTCCAAATCCACTTGGCAAAGTAGCAGAGTAGAATAAAGCGCCAGATATATAATCTGTTCCTGCTAATGATCTACCTAAACCGCCTTTACCCTTGTTAAATATAACGTCGTTTGCCATTTATAATATTTTAAATTGTTATTTTTTCTTTTTAGGTTCTTCAACTTTTGAAGATTCATTTTTCACAACAAATAATTCTAAGTTGTTGTTTTTTGCGTATTCTTCTAAGCTTGAAAGTTCGTTTTCATTCTCTAAGAAAAACACCGCTTTTTTATTAGTTACTACAATAATTTTGTAATTATCAAAATCATGTTTAACCAATTCTTTTGCTTGTATTAAATCCATTTTAAGGGGTTTTAAATAAAGGTGTGGCTTTTTAGTTCCACACCCTTAAAGTTTATATTAGTTTGCTTGTACGATAGCTACAATTCCTAATTGAGATGTACGAATTTTAGAAGCTCCAAAGTTTTGTAAAGCTGATAAAATTGAACCGTAGTAAGCAGGATCGTTTTCGTTTACAAATACATCTGCACTTCCTTTTGCTTTTGCAACAAATGAAGGGTGATAAGCTAAACAAGCTAAGTTATCAGTAGAAGCAGGTGAGCTAGGCGCACCAGTTGAATCACTAACAGTTTTTAATACTGGAGTAGCTGTATTATCATAAACAACTACCGTTGAACGAATCATGATGTCAAAGCCATGAATACGGTTAACAACACCAGTAGGTAAAGCAGAAACGCCATAAGATTGCATTTGATATACATCTGGGATAGCTAATAATTGACCGTTATAGATAGAAGATGGCATTAATAAAATACGTCCTTCTTGTGGTACGTTTGCAGCATCTAAAATACCTTTTGCATTTAAAATATCAGATAAAGTAATTGCTAAACGTGTAGAAGTAGCAGATGGAGCTAATGCAGAATTTACAGCAGAACCAGTTGTTTTAACAAAAGTACCAGCACCAGCAGGAGCCCATTTGTATAAAGCGTGGTTAGTAATAACCTCGTCTAAAGTATTTAATTGTTGGCTTAAAACACTCATACGCTTGTCATAAGAGATGTAAGAAGTTTCTTGACCTCTTTCAATATGGATAGGCTCAACATAGTAAGTGTCCATTGAATAAGTTAATTCACTATCAGTTCTTTGTGAAATTGTAGCAGGGAATGAACCTAAGTTTTTAGAAATAGTTGGATTTGCTCCAGCTTGTGGAACGTGAACTGTTTTATAGTTTACGAATCCATCGTGATTTACTGCACGATTAATAATTGCGTTGTTTTTAAAAAGGTTCTCTTGAATATCTGATAACCATTGTTCTCTGTCTAATGCCATGATTTTTAGTTTTTAAGTTTATTGTTTTTTATTATTTTTATTTATTAATCTACTTGAATTTTAGCACCACAAGGGTAGAAATTTGCACCATTGTATAAATATGCTTGTGACCATGTTTTACCAGCTACACCAGTAACAGCAGGAGCTAATACCGAACCACCTAAAGTTGTTACTTCAGTTCCGTTTGTTTTAACTGTTAATAAAACCATTGCACCAGCTTTTAATGAACTAGCAGCAGTTAAGCTAATAGTTGTAGCAGCAGTTAATGTAGGTACAGCACTTACATAAGCTAATTGATTTGAAATAGTAACTGCAACCGTTCCAGAAGCTGCACAAGTAAATGCTTGAGCTGCACCAAATGGGTAGTTAATTACTTTAGTTGTTTGAGCATTAACAGATAATACTGATACAAATGCTAATAATGATAGGATTTTTTTCATTTTGTTTTTATTTTTTATAGAATTGGTTATACATTTCAGTGTAAATTTCTGGAGTTTCATTTTTGATTTTTACTAATCCGTTTGGATCTTTTTTCTCCCAATCACGAATTGTCCAGTCTTTACGTTCTTCATTTTTAGCTACATTTTTAACATCAAATACTTTTACAGCATCTTTAACGTTATTAATTTTGCTAATCATGTTAGCTACAAATTCAAAGTTATTTTTAGCCATTTCAATAGTAGAATCTTTTTCAGTTTCTAAAATCTTTTTTTCTTTGATAGCGTTTTCAACTAATTCAATAGCTTTGTTTTTTAATTCTTCAGCAGCTTTTTCTTTTTCAGCTACTTCTTTTTCTTCGATCACTTTTAAACGTTCTTTTAACGCTTCGTTTTCAGCTACTACTTCAGTTAAAACTATATCCTTTTTTTCGATTTCAGCAACAATAGCCGCTTCGTCCGCTTCATTGGATAGTTTCAATACATTTTGTATTTTTTCCATGTTTGGTTTATTTATGATTTTATTATAAATTATAGCCATATTACTAAGGCTTTCTGATTTACTAACTTTGTATTTTTTTACACTTGCAACAACTTCATCTACTAAACCCATGTTTAACGCTTCATTAGCACCTAACCATGTTTCCTTGTCCATCATTACAGATATTTCTT